AGGAACTCCGTCGCTTCTTCTTGCTTGATGAATGCCTCGTTGATGTCATTTATCGCATCCGTGAGATCACGTTTGTCCTTCACCAACTTGCGAACTTTCTCCGATGTGACGCCGAGTTGACCTTGTAGCTGCCTCATTATCTCGTTTGTTTCGAATACATCTTCTGCAAGTCCGATACCATCCTTTCCGAGTTCCTGAAGGTTCGACAGATCGCTCTTCAGGAAACTCACTTCATCCTTCAAATCACGGAGAGACTTCTTCCCTTTATCAAGAAGCTCCAGATCAATTACTTTCTCTCGCTTCTTTGACGTGACGACGATCTCTTCAAGGATGCCAGCCGTGTCCTGTAGTGCGCGGTTCGCGGTGTCGCGCACGAACTTCTCTTTTTCCATAGCAGAGACAATCTTGTCCTGTTCATCTCTCGCCTTAACTAACGTTGCAAGTTGCTCGTCGAACGTCCCTTCAAGTTCGATGTCAGCGATTCCGAAGAAGCCGTTCTGTAGAGCAACAAGCTTCTTATCCATCTCACCTATCTCACCGAGACGTTTCTTTATTGGACGACCAAGCTCATCAAAGCCGACAACAATCTCGTGTCCGAGTGTCAGGTTTTTGACTGCATCGTTTAGCTCTTTTTGACGATCAATCGCGCGGATGTACGCATCATCTGACCCATGAAGTGCTTCAGCAATTGCTTCGCCAAGCCCATGAAATCCTGCCACTGTTTTTTCAACAGCAGTCGCAAGCCACACGAATGCTTTCGCTACTGCCGGGAGCAAGTCTTTGCCGATCTTTTGGAGTGAAATCTGCAACACTACGAGTGCTTGACCTAATTCGAACGATGTCGTGTTCTTGAACGCTTCGAACGCGGCGTCAGTCGCTCCAGTTGTGTCTGTCATGCGTTTGAAGATTTCTTCTACTTCTTTCGCATTTTTACCGAGCAGGGAGAACACACCCGCACCAGCACGAATGTTCGGGAATATCTTCTGGAGTTCTTGCGTGTTGTTCCCAGTTGCATCCTGCAACAAGTTCAACGCAGCGATCAGCCCATCTTCTTTCAGAACATTACGAACATCGTCGAACGTCTTCTCGACGCCCAGATTCTCAACAGACAACTTCTTCAACGTGGAGATCGCTTCGTTGCCGGGTTTGCTGATTGTGTTCAATGTTGCCTTCAACGCTGTTGACGCTTCAGCAGCATTCAAACCGACACGAGTCAACGCAGCAATCGTCGCGCCTACCTGATCGAATGTCACGTCAAGTTGTGACGCGATTGGCAATACTTGTCCGATGGCTCCGGCGATCTCGTTCGCTGCGGCTTTACCTTCTCGGACTGACGCGACAAGGATGTCCGTAGATTTCGCGGCGGACAAGTTCTCTTTGCCGTAAGCGTTCATCGCGGATGTCACAGCATCAGCGACTTCTTTAGTCTCGCCCAAACCAGCGGATGCTGCTTTCGCAGATGCTTCCAGAATGTCGAGAGCATCTTGACCTTTCGCGCCAGCGGACGTGATAAAGAACAACGCTTCAGCGAGTTCGTTCGGTCCCTTCGCTGTTGCCTTGCCAATTTCCAGAAGTGGTTTTTCAAACCCCTCGACTTCGGACTTCGCAACGCCTACAAGACCTTCGATGCGTGACATGCTCTTTTCGAAATCAACCGCGCCCTTGATACCGACGCCGAGACCGACTGCGAGCGCTGCTCCGAGACCGACGCCAGCGGTTCCGATTCCGATAGTCGCTGCGGCGGCTGTCTGCATCTGCTTTAACATGCGCGTCGAGCCGACTTGAATTGACGTGAACACGCCTTTCGCGGTTGCACCCAAGCTCACAAACGCGGCTTGAAGGCGTCCCGTTGCCGTCACCGTCGCTGTTTCTGCGGCGGCTGTTTCTGCGGCCCTTGCTGCAACAGAAGCGAGTGTTCTGGATACAGCAACATTCGCGACGGATACGAGGTTTTGCGAAGACGCCAGTGCTCCGGAAGCCGACACTGTGGTACTGAGTGCTACACTTGTTCCGGAAGCCGCTGCGGTTGTCGCACTAAGACTGGAAGCCGTCCCGGTAGCTGCGGCCTTGATATCCTTGAGAGCACGAGTGAATACCCGCGCTTCAGACACATCCGCTTTAATGCCTACTCTTAGTTCAGCCATGCTTCTTCTGCTCTCGCTTCAGCTTCTCGCGATGATGCTCCAGATATTCGCCGTCCATCGTTTGTATGTATCGAACCAGATCAGAACGATCTTCGATTTCATTCAGCCGAGCGTAGGCTTCGATCTCTGAAACAAGAATCGGCTGTGGTCCATTGAACCCCCACTGCCGCCCTTTGTCGAGAACGCTGAACGCAGCCCAGACCCATTCTACGAGCACATGAACCTGCGGCCACTCCAGCAGCATTGCTGGCGTCCTGCCAGTTTTTTCCTCGACTAACTCAAGGGCTTTGAGATTCGGTCCTACCTTCAGACTCCACTTCAAAGCCTCTATAAGTTTTTTTCGTTTTCCTCGATGACCTCTTTGCGAAACGTTTCCCGCGAATTTGCAGCGGTGAGAACATCTTCCTGAAAGTCTTCGAACTCCTTCATCAGCTTTTCCGCTGCTTCCGGTGAATACTTGACGGCCTTTCCATCGACCTCGATTCCGCGCCATCCGATGACGACATACTTTGCGACAGCCTTGCGTGTCAGATCATCGAGCATCTCTCGGAACTCTGCGGTGTTGTTACCTCGCTGAATCCGACGCTCGTGCGGCTTGCGCATCTTCGTCAAAGCATCAGCGAACTTCTTGTTGTTGGATCGGCGGACAGTGACGAAAGCACCATCACCGAGATCAACTTCAACACCGTTCTTTTCGAGATCAACGTCAGTTGTCCCGTAAGTCTTTTTCAAGTCCATTAGTGGCTCCAGTTATTGTGAAAAAGGGAAGAGTGATTGACCGACCACTCTTCCCTTCGGTTACTACTGAACGATTGCCGGGATTGAGCCGTATCGGTTCAGACCGAATGTGAATCCGAGTGTCGGATCACGTTTTGCTGTGAACTCGATGGTGACGAGTACGTCTTCATCGTTTCCGCCCGCTACGACTTCGCCGCTGGTGAACTTCACTGACGGGAAGTCGAACAAGTACGTGTTCCCATCCTGATCAGTTACCGTGAACGAGACTGCGACAGTATTGAAGTTCAGATACTTTTCGAAGAACGTCCGGTTGACGAAGTACGCGGAGAGCGTACCTGAAATCTGTGTCCGTCCGACGCCGATTCCGCTTGACTCCAGTTGTCCGATACACGGCTGGAAGCGAAGGTTGTTCTCGACATCAAAGGAGATTTCAGTAAAGCATACGTCCGGATCGACTGCTCCGTCAATCAAAACGTTCCCGACGTTGTCAACAGCGTTGAAGACGTTGTTCGCCGCGACCGGGATTGACTCCGGAGAAGTGAGTCCAGCGATGATGCTCGTGCCTTGAACCGTGGCATTCTCTCCAGAGAAGCCGAAGCTCCCTGTCAAGATCGCTCCCGGAGCAATGCTGACGTTCGCTGTACCGACGCGCATTCCTGTGAAGGTGAAGAACTCGTTGACATCAGTGAACGCCTTCTCCAGAAGGAATGACTTCAGAGTCACGCCGTTCCGCAGATGCGATCCTTTGATGGCGAACGAATCAGTTCCGATTGTCGGCAGCGCGGGAGATACTTCAATGGTCCCTGATACCGGACGCGAAACGACTCGAACATAGCTGTCATTGAGCGGTGACAATGTCGATCCGCTGATCTGGATGAAAGAGCCGACCACCAGTGCATCAAGGAACGCAAGTCCGCCAGCATCCGGCGAACCAGAAGTGATGAACGTGCCATCCGGCGACCCGGCAACAACGAAGGCTGGTTGCGGAGAAAGCGCACTTGAATCCGCGACAGCAGACCAGTCGTTGTAGAGCATCCCTTCGAATAGATCATCGAATGCACCGAACGAAAGTTCGACCCCGATATCTCCGCCCGATTCAACACCCGTCCGAATAATATCCGAGACCTGTCGGTCACTGCGGATTTCTTCAGAGACGGCTGTCTGAGCCGAGTAGTTCAGAGACTCATTAGTGAAACGCAATTCTCGGAGCGGATTCATCGGGGAAGTAAGAGCAGGGTCTTCTCCCCAGACATTCTCCGGTCGGTAGAATAGCTGTGTACTTGAACTGTCTGACATGTCTTCTCTCCCTTACCTCAATTCGTCTGCTTGAAATGGTGTGTTCGCATTGTACTGCAACCATGCACCATCAAGACCGACACGATTCAGGGATGTCGCCCTGAAAATAACTCCGGACACCGTGATCCCTTCAAAAATCTGGATCACCGAATCACCGAGTTCCGTTGCCAAGCCCGTCCCAGACGCGGCGGGAACAAAAATTTGAACGGCAACGACTCCCACTCGTCGCCATCTTCGAAGACGTCCCATCTCCACTTGTTGCGATGCACCCGGCAGAATTGTGAGTCTTACCCACGCTGAATTCTGCGGCGGCTGGACATCGTCTCCAGCATTGTCATGAAAAACCTGTACTGTCGGTCGCGCCGACGCCCAGAGTGTAGCGAAGCGCGAACGGATTGTCGATTCTGTTGCAGCGTACCCCATCAAAGATTCCCTAGTCCAGCGACAATCTCAGCCAAGCTCACAGCGACCATGCCTATCGGAGCTTGTTTCGAATGACCATGCTCTAGTGCGGTAATATAACGCACATTGTTGTAAATCCATATAGTTCCGCCGTACTTCGCCGTCGCCATCGCCGTCCACCCAGCCGTTTCCTGCATTGTAGATATTTTCTGCTTTGTCACGACACCCGTTTCAGGGTCTTTGCTGGTGTCACTTCCCGCTGTTCCGACGCTGATCTGCCAGTTCGCGCGCGAGCGTCCGCCGACATATCCCTTCGGCGGCGGAAGGGATGACGGACTCCACTTACTCGGATTTCCGACAGGGTTCTTCTCGATGATGCGCGAAAAGAGATCGATGGCGATCTTCTTCTGAATAGCGAGATGCTGATCTGGCAGGGTCTTTTCAATGAACACATTGAGTTCGTGCTCGAACTCTCTTCGATTCTTGAACGATAGTCTGACGACTGGCTTTGCCATCTACTGCCTCAACTGGACTTCATACGCTGCCGTCTGTTCTCCAGAGACAATCGGGAAGACCGCGACCACTTGCCATGTCTGCCCACCGATGATGAACAGGTCCGCTGATTTCGGCACGATCCCAGACAGCGACGACATGATGATGCGCTGATCTCCTAGCTGGATCAACGTCCCATCAATGCGCCGCTGATCATACGGGGAAGGCGGAGTGATGCTGATAGTGGTATCGACGTTCGACACGGTGTTCTTCCCGGTCGCGACGTTGTACGTGCGCGAGACCGCTCGATGCGTCACCGAGAAGCCGAATGTGTTGTCCACAAGCTGCGTCGCCAGCGGCACGAATATGTCGTCAAATTTGGTCATGGTGGCACTCCCTGTGGGGATTCTAGCTGTTTTTGTGATCTGGGTCACATTTTTCGTATTTCCTCAATAAATCGTGGAAATTAGCTTGACTCCCTGAGTTTTAAGCGTATATTGAAGATGTGGGACAGAGAAAGGAGAACGAAATGACAGACACCAAGAACTTCAAGACCATCGCCACCAAGAGAGAGACTGGTGAGACGAAGACCTTTTACGGTTTCTTCATTCCGCATCACAACGCTGCCGCGAAAGCTTGGCTGGCAGCATAAAGGAGAGATGAGATGAGAATCACAGTAATGCACATCAGGAAATTCGACGGCGTAGAACGCGCACGCTTGAACGGTTTGAACGGCGGATGGGATTCAGAGCCGCGCTTCAGCCGCTACGCG